CTCTTGACAGTGAGCAGCGTGACAACTTGCGCCGCCTATTGCTGGAGGCAAAGGGCACGATCATTGACGTCTGACATTGCGCCACGTGGCAGCGTGCCATGACATGACAGGGTGCGTGTGTTGCGTGGCATTGTGCGTGGCGTGCGTGGCATTGTGTCATGACAGGTGCGTTGTGTGGCATGACAGGCCGCGCGGAGCGTGACAGAGCAGAAAGGGCCCCCTCAACCGAACCCACCCACCCCGCTGTGGGGAAAGGGCGGGGGCTGCTCTGGTTCCGGAACACTCCTCTCAAAATCGACGCCTCCGGACAAATTTGAACACTCCCCTCAAAATCGCCCATTCCAGACAAATTTGAACTTCACTGGTCCCCCCTTTTTCTTCCCACACCCAAATCAACCCTGAAAACCATTTCTCAAATACCCCCCATAGTACCCGGAAAAAATTTGTTCGTTTTCAGAACACTATGGCATATTGTCAGTGGGTATGTTTCACGTGGAACATGGGTTTACCTCCCCTGTTGTTCTAATAGCCCCCTTCTATTGGGACAGACATGGGCCCCCTTTGCCTTGCCAGTGGGTCTACTGGCGCGGATAGGGCAGAACGGATGTGGGGGATATGGAGGGGCTACCTATGGAGAGGTCCAGAATCCACAGATAGCCCCAAGCAAGACAGCACTCAGAGGTCTTTGCCCCAGAACTATAGCACACTGGCCCGGACAAATGGACAACCCCTTAGGGTTTTGTCCTTGTCTGTCCTGATGGCTGGAGGGTTATTTAGACAAATGTCCCGGTTTGTCTTGTCTTGTCCGATGATACCGCATGGCAGTTCTTAACTGGCCCGGAGGAACCAGAAGCTCTCTAGCTATGTCTGGGATTTTCCTGCCCTTAGCCAGTTGGTCTAGGACATATTGCCGTTTCTCTGGCGTCCATTTCTCTTGAGCAAAGGTTTTGCCCAGCCAGCTTTGGTCAGTCACGAGGGTTCTCTGGCAATCTTGCCCAGCGTAGATCGTACCGGAAGGGTACTGCATAGGAGTGAGTGCCTGAGATGGACGTGCCATCCCACTGGCCGACATAGAACTTCCAGACAAACGACTGGCCCCTGTGGCGCTTTTTTCGGAAAGCGATGAGGATGTCTTCTTCTACCGGCGCATTATCCATCTCTTGCCACTGGCCCGGATAAGCCTCCAGCAGTTTGATGCGGTCGTAATTGTGCCTTTGCTGGCGATAGAAATACCCAGCGATGTACTGGCAAACCTCATTGAGAGTGTGGTTGGGTAGCCGGTCTGAGAAGAGGTCTTGGATCTCCTGCGCCATAAAAGCGTAGTTGGGGTACTCGCCAATGCGAGGCAGCTTGCCCGCTTTTGTCAGTTTTGGCTGTTTCATGGGGCGTCTCCCACAGGCTCTTCCTGAAATTCAGGCACGTCCATCCAGTGTGTCGGCTCGTAGTGCAGCAAGTCTTCGCCTTCATAGTCAAAAGACCAAGCGCCCATCATTTTGGGCATCCCCATCGCCTCCTCCATGTCGCTATCGACAGACGGGAACTCTAATTGCTTCCAGACTAGGCCCGTGACACGGCGTCCATGATCCGTCACCCAAGAAGCCAAAATTGGGCAGTCCATTGGCGCGGTCCCTATTGACTGCCAACGGAACCGATCAGCCATGCGTTTGGAAAACGCCAACTCAGCCTTTGCTGCCTTTCGGTCTTCTTTGGCAGCATTTAGGTTCTGTTCCAGTTCTGTCTTCAGTGCCGCCAGTTGAATGGCAAGCTGATAGGCAGAGGCATTATAGGCCGTTGGCTGGGCCTCATAGATCAGACGAGCTTGCTCAATAGGATCGTACTTCATGTCATACCCCTTTAGTCATCAGACGAACTATCCGTATTGTCTAAGGCAGAGGAAACAGCATCTCCAAATGCCTCGCCAGCTTTGTAAGCAGAATACCCGACAGCCGCAGCAGTCGTTACATCGTTGCTAGATTCACGAGACTTGCGTTCTTGGTCCTGCTTTTCCCAGCGTTCTGCCCGTGTCATTGGGGCGCGTTCAACGTAATTAATGACTCCCATTATTTTCCCTCCAATGCAGACTTAGCCCACCACCCACACATCATGTGCGGCATGTCAGCTTCGCGAGCTTTCTCCGCATCATACAAAACACATGGCTCGGAACAGGCGCAGGAATACCGCGCCAGCCCTGCCTCCAGTTGCTCAATGCGGTTGGCGGCTTCACGCGCGTCTGCAACGGCAACTTGCCAGTCGGTCGAGAAGCAATGATTGCGCAGCCGCGTCACAAGATCATCCATCTTTCTTCTCCCCTAGTGCGGCGCGGGCAACGTCTCCCCCATCAAGAAAAACGCGTCCATCAGATGTGTTTGCATAGAAAAACAACGCTTTTTCCAAAGCCTCAATGCGGTCGGCGGCATGTTCTACAATGTCACACACGCACATGCCTTGTACGCAATTTGCGCAATCTTCACCGCGCAGCCGCTTCACAAGATCGTCGGTCATTTTATTTTCCCTTCTATGTTCTCGCCCCAAGCGTTACCCGTTTTCCACAACACAGGTACGCTTGGGGCTACAGCAGAATGAGGACTGGCAAGCCAATCTCAAAACTGCCAGCGGAACTGTATTGATCAGAAAAATTGACTCCGATGCCTGTCAGCGAAAACAGGCGACCGCTCATATCTGGCTCGGAGAAACACCAGAGGTTTCGTGATGCTATAGTGATTCGTAGTAAGTTCAACACAATCAATCATTTCTGCCCCCTATTGCAGATTTGATGAGTCAACCTTATCATAGACTTTATAAATTGGCTACTGTTCAAAGGGATACTCAGTTCCATGCCGACACTTTCCATCGACGGCAAGAATCTTGATATTGAAAAGCAGTTAATGGAGCTTGACCGCGCTGACTGCGAGGAAAGCCTATATAAGTTTCTCAAGACAGCTTGGCGCTATGTAGACTCTTCGGATTTCACAGATGGCTGGCCGATTGAAGCTGTGGCAGAGCATCTTCAGGCTGTGGCAGACGGGCAGTTGCGGCGTCTGATCATCAACATCCCGCCCCGCTGTGCCAAATCATCTTTGACATCTGTGGCATTCCCGGCGTGGACTTGGGCTCAACCAACCAAGAGCCACACGGCTGGGCCGGGCGTCCAGTTCCTCCATGCCTCATATGCCCAGCAGCTTTCTCTGCGTGACAGCGTTAAGTGCCGCCGCCTGATTGAAAGCAATTGGTATCAGACGCTGTGGGGAGACCGCTTTAAACTGACCGGCGACCAGAACACCAAGACGAGGTTTGACAATGACAAGGGCGGTTCCCGGCTTTCTACCTCCGTTGGCTCGGCTCTTACGGGTGAAGGCGGCAGCATCATCGTGGTCGATGACCCGAACGCAGCACAGGAAGCCTTTTCCGAAGCGACCATCCACGCAACCATTGAATGGTGGGACTCGGCGCTCTCAACCCGTCTCAATGACCCCAAGCAGGGCGCATTTGTTGTTATCCAGCAAAGGCTTAGTGAAGAAGACCTCACCGGCCATATCATGTCCAAAGACGTTGGAGACTGGACCCATCTCTGTCTGCCCATGCGCTACGAATGGCAGCGGCACTCCTATACGGTGCTGGGGATTGACCAGAACGACGAAGAGATAATCTGGCAAGACCCTCGCGGGCTGGACGAAGACGGTGAGCCTCTGGTTGAGGTTACGGAAGACGGCGAGCGTATCCCTGCCTATCCAGAAGCTGAGATTGAACTGGAAGAACGGGAAGGCGCTCTCCTCTGGCCGGAACGCTTTGGCGAGCATGAAGTTGCAATGCTGGAAAGGCAGCTTGGCCCGTGGGCCGCCGCCGGTCAGCTTCAGCAGCGGCCCGAACCAAAGGGCGGCGGTATTATTAAAAGAGAGTGGTGGCAGTCTTGGGATAGTCAAATTTATCCAAACATGGACTTTATTATCGCCTGTTTGGATACGGCTTACACGACCAAGACCGAAAATGACCCGTCAGCTTTGACAGTTTGGGGCGTTTTCTCGTCAGATGTCACAACTCAAGCCCCGACAATGGCAGGCATGAGGGGTGGAGAGCGTGTCAATTATGCCCGCAGCTACACAGAAACAAACCCCCGTGTCATGCTCATGTATGCGTGGCAGGGCAGGCACGAACTCCATGATCTCGTGACAAAAGTGGCAACCTCCTGCCGCCAAATGCAAGTTGACACCCTGCTTATTGAAAACAAGGCAGCCGGGCACTCGGTCGCCCAAGAAATCAGGCGCATGTACGGGTTTGAGAAGTTTTCGGTCCAGATGTTTGACCCCAAAAGCCAAGACAAACTGGCCCGGCTCTACTCCGTTCAGCACCTTTTTGCCGAAGGATTGGTCTACGCACCCATCAAACAATGGGCCGATATGGTCATCAATCAGGTCGGTCAGTTCCCAAAAGGCAAGCACGACGACTTAGTTGACACCGTGAGCATGGCTATGCGCCACCTCCGTGACACGGGGCTGATATTGAGGCCGTCAGAATGGTCGGCAGAGGCGGAAGATGCTCTGAAATTTCAAAGCTCTACGACCGCCGAACCGCTCTATCCTGTCTAGGGTGATTTATGCTAATATGTCTTGGTGCGGGTATGTTCCCGCCCAGAGGAAGCTATGTCACAAGTTCTTGCCAGTGCTATTGTTGATGTCATCCGCCCTGCCACGCCGCAGCGGATTGGCAATTTTCGCGTAGAGGTATGGGGTAAAGAACCATACGACTACGTTCGTATCTATGAAATCATGGCAAAAAACGATACGATAGCTGCTCAAGAGGGCATCCGGCGTTTTGTCGCTGAAATGGAACAGCTACCGGCTGTAGGGGAATAAGCTATGCCAATGACACCCGGCCTTGTAGGCAATCTCAGGCAAGTTCTTCCAGAAGAGGATGTCGTGCCGCAGTCGGATGTCATTGTTGAAGTGCTTGATGACAGCCAAGACAGCCTTGTCACGGATGACAACGGCGCAATTCTTGAGATTGAGCATCCCGATGGCTCGTTGACAATCTCGCTTGATGGCAAGCCCATCGATGACAAGCGCAAAGAACGTGATACTAAAGACTGGTATCGCAATCTTGCTGAAGATTTGCCGCAAGCCACTCTTTCAACAATTGCTCAAGACCTTCTTCGCGGCATTCGCGACGATCTTGATAGTCGGCAAGAATGGGTTGAGAACAGAGCGCAGGGCATTCGCCTGCTTGGCTTGAAGCTTGAAATTCCCGGAACGCAGGGTTCCGTTGACGGCGCTCCAATTGAGGGGATGAGCAAGGTTCGGCATCCGCTTCTGCTTGAGGCCGTGTTGCGCTTTCAGGCCAACGCTCGCTCGGAGCTTTTGCCGACGGATGGCCCGGTTAAAGTTCGCAACGACAGTAACGATGCAACGCTTGAGCAAGACCAGCTTGCAAACGCGCTTCAAAGAGACCTCAACCATTATCTGACAGCCACAGCGACAGAATACTATCCTGACACGGATCGTATGCTGCTGATGCTTGGCTTTGGTGGCACATCGTTCAAGAAGGTCTACTTCTGCCCGTTGCGCAATCGTCCTGTGTCAGAAAGCGTTGATGCAGACGATCTAATTGTCAATAATTCTGCGACTGATCTGCGCAATGCCAAGCGCGTCACGCATCGCACATACATGACGCCCAACACGGTGAAGCGCCTCCAAATCTTGGAGGTTTATCGTGATGTTGAACTGTCAACGCCAAAGGCTATCGACCTTGATGCCTATAGGCGCGAGCAAGAGTCTCAGCAGGGTGTTGAGCAAGACAGCTTCAACCCGCAAGATCGCGACCGCCTCATCTATGAGTGCTATTGCGAACTCAACATTCCGGGCTTTGAGCATCGTTATAAGAGCAAAGAGACGGGTCTTGAGATCCCGTACATTGTGACGATTGATGAATCTTCGCAGCAAATTCTGTCAATTGTCAGGAACTATGCTGAAGATGACCAGAAACTTCCGACTGCCAAGCGCCGTTTTGTCAAATATACGTTCGTGCCGGGCATGGGCTTCTATGACATCGGCCTCCTGCACATACTTGGCAACACGACTAACGCTATCACTGCTGCATGGCGCGAACTTCTTGATGCGGGGATGTATAACAATTTTCCCGGTTTCCTCATGGCCGATACTGGGGCGCGTCAGAACACGAATATATTCCGCGTCCCTCCGGGTGGAGGCGCACTTGTTAAGACAAATGGTATGCCGATTTCACAGGCGATAATGCCACTGCCTTACAAGGAGCCTTCTGGCGCGCTGATGAACCTTGTCACGCAGATGTCTGACACGGGTATGCGCGTTGGTGGCACATCTGAAGTCATGGTTACTGAAGGAAAGCCAGACGCGCCGGTCGGCACAACCCTCGCCATGATTGAACAAGCTCAAAAAGTTCTCAATTCTGTCCATAAGCGCCTTCACGCGGCTCAGTCTGAAGAGTTTGAACTGCTGACAGAGTGCTTCCGCGAGAACCCGGACAGCTTCTGGATGAAGAAACGCCGCGCGGCGTTTCCGTGGGATCAGAAAACCTTCTTGGACGCACTGGATAACTACTATTTCGTGCCGGTTGCTGACCCCAATACCTCTTCTCAAACCCAGCGTTTGATGAAAGTGCTGGCTCTGAAGCAGCTTCAAAGCTCAAATCCAGCTCTGTATGACCCGATTGCGGTTGAAATTGCTGCCTTGCAGTCGCTTGGCTGGTCAAATCCGCAGCAATTCATGGCCCCGCTTGACGCCCAGAAAGATCCGCCGCCTGAAATCATGCAGGCAATGAACGAAATGCAGAATAAAACGAAGGAAGCTGACGCCAGAGTGCTGGATGCGCAGACTCGTGCCACCGAATCGGCTGCCAAAATTGAAATGGAGCAGGCCAGAACGATGGCAGAGCTTCAGGGCGGCGGTATGGACCAAGAAAAGATGCTTGGATTGCAAGTTCAGGCCGCAGAAGTTGAGCAGCGCCACCAAGATGGCCTTCTTGACGCTGTGAATCGCAAGAGAGATCGCGAAAGCCGCGAGCGTTTGGCCGCTATCAAGCTGGCTGAAGAGGTTATGAGGAATCCAAATAGCTTGGGGGCGGTCACGCCGTTCCTTGATCGTGAAATGTTAGACCGTTTGCAGTCGAATGAGCCGACTTTGGACGGTAAGCAGACGGGAGAACTGTGATGGCCGAGAGAGACATGTTCGGATTGCCCTCCGCAGAGGAAATGCGTGACTTTTTGATCAGTAAGGGCATGGACCCGGTGCTTGCAGAGCGCCGTGCCGTTGATGCGGCCCGTGCAAACCGTCGCGATGCGGCTCTTGGCAGCGTTCTTGGCGCGGTTGGTGGCGCTGGTGCGCTTCGTGCGGGCGCTGGCGCTCTTCGTTCCGCTGGTCCCAGCATTATGGATGCTGCTGGCGCTGCCCTTAGTCGCGCTCGCGAGGCGGGATCGGCTGCAAAGTCATTTTTGACACAGCCGTCTGTGCCGGGCGTTGGTTTTGCCACCAATCCGCAGACCGGATTTATCCTTCGTAACGTCCCTCCGGCAAGAGGCGTTCCGCGTCCACGTCCTGATCTGCCATTTGGCGCAAATCTCCCGGCTGGCCCAACATTCTCTGCGGCTCAACAGGCTGCTCGTGTTGGCATTCCTGCCACAGCAGCGGTTGGTGCAGCGCGATATGGCGTAGATGCTCTTGATCGCCCTGTTTCGGCTTCTGTACCCGCTCCAGATCGTGGATATGAAGGCGATTCGCCCCGCGAACAGATTGCGATGCGTGAAATGCGTCAGCCGCCGATGCCCGATGAGGTGTCGTTCGCGCCTCGCGCAGAGCGCAGGGTTCCTACCCCGCCTCGTCGTGCCGCAGCCGTTGAACAGGCGGCTCCGTCTGACAATGTTCGTGCGCTTTTTGAGCGTTACAACGAAACAGGCAATGCCGCTGACTTCATTTTGGCAGATCGCGCCATGCGTGAAGCCGGTATGTTGCCGACAAAAGCTGAAGGCGGTGCGATTTCTGGCGCGGCTTCTGGCGGTGACAAGATGCATAAGGATGCGGCTCTTCACAAAGCTCTGGAAATCATTCACGCTTTGATTTCTAGTCGATAAGAAATGGCTTGATGCTGCCCAAGCCCCCTAATTGGCAGCGCGGGGGACGCCCCGTAACCTCATGAGGAGCAAGCATGTCAGAGATGGCAAAGAAGGCCAGAGAGGCCATGAAGGCAAAGGCAAAGAGCCTTTCGTCTGCCGACCCTAGCAAAAAGGTCGATTCTTCGACTTGGACCCCGCCGGAGCCGTTGAACACGGAAGTCAAGACGGGTCTTCGTCCCATCAGCCGCCGCGCCTTTAAGAAGGGTGGCAAGGTTATGGGTGAGGATTCAAAGTGCGATATGGGTCGCAAGCCCCGCAAGTCGGGTGGTCAGGCTAAGGCTTATGCCATCGCCAAAATCAATCGCAATGTGAAGGAAGCCAACGAAGAGCGTGATGGCATCAAGCACGTTGGTGGCATGAAGAAGGGTGGCCGCGCTGCCAAGCAGGCTGGCGGTTCAATGCCCCCTCGTTCTACGATGGAGCGATTGAAAGATTATTTCATGGGTCCGCCCAAGAGCAAGTTTGACCCTAACTATAAAGACCCAGCGGGCGGCCCTTCGGACGCTGACAAAGCTGCGTTGAATGAAAAATTTGAGGAAGCCACACGCAAGCGCGGCGGCAGAACTCACAAAATGGACGGCGGCGGCCTGATGAAGTTTCAGGGCGATCCCGTAATTCCGGGCATGAAGAAGGGCGGCAAGGCTCACACCGACGAAAAGATGGACATTGCGCTCATCAAGAAAATGGTGAAGCCCGGCGCTCGTAAAGGCAAACTCATTGGCGGCTCTGCTAATGGTGGTGGAGAAATTCCGACCGAAGCAATGGCGCGATACGCACCTCGTAATGCGCCTTCTTCAGGAAAGAATTTTGACAGCCGCAATGAGATGGAAAACATGTATCAGGGTGCGGCTGCCGCTGATCAGTCCAAATATCGTAAGGCTGGCGGCAAGGCCAAGCATTCTGATGAGAAGATGGACATCGCGCTCATCAAGAAAATGGTGAAGCCGTCCGCTCGCTCTGCCCGCAAAGAAGGTGGTGGCGTGTTCTCCGGCCCCAGCTATCCCGGCAAAATTCCCGGCGTAGTTCCCGGTGGTCGTGAAGCTCGCGCTATGGGCGGCAAGGCCAAGAAGGGCAAGGGCAAGACCAACATTAACATCGTCATTGCGGCTGGAAAGCCTGCCGATGGCGCGGATATGATGGGTCCGGCTGGCCCGATGGGTGGTCCAACTCGCCCTCCGGGTGGTCTTCCTGTGCCGGTTCCGCCGCCGCAGGGTGGCGCTCCGATGCCGCCTGCTGCCATGC